ATTGAAATACATACCTTTAGAATCGCTACTTGCTCTAGTCGAATTATACAGCGTATCGAACGGTACGACGTATTCATTTGTAGCTACGTTTCTTATTGCGTAATGAACGTTACGCAAAGATACTCCAGGTAATTCGACGGGTAATCTTTTTGCCTTTATTATGGGATCGTTGTCGTCGAAGATATAAATTCGCATCGTAACTTCTTCTTCTTCGGAATAGTCTGTAGTAATACCTGTTACGTTTACAGTATACCTCCTCGGATTTAAGCGATAAGACGTTCTTTCGGGCGAGCGGGCCGTAATCGATGAACCTGTTATAAACGTGACAGTTTGATCCAAAGAAGTCCAGATCGGCGTAAAAATTACTGAACCAGATAAATCAAAACTTGTTTTAATATTGGCGTTACTTAATGGTAAAGTAACTGACGCCGAATAAATTCCTACGTTATTTAGATGTTGCGAACCAGTGAAATATAAAGAATACTTTCCTACGCCAGTAACTTCTGATTGTAGTTCCAACAACAAACAGTTTTGTCCCGTTAGGGTTGTTGCTCCCGATAACAAGCTAGATAACTGGCCGTGTATGTAGTTGTATAGGAATAGATTAGAAGACGTTGGCGAATCAAGATATAGATTGGACGTATCGTCTTGGATCGAATCGTCAAATTTTACGATAATCTTCGGATGTTTAGTTTCATCGTAAGCTTGACGACTAGCGAAACGTTTTACGAAATAAGTCTTTAAATCATTTTCCTGCGTTGAAGAAAACGACAACCTAAATCCTTGGTCAGGTAGATTTCCTTTGATAGTTGCTGAAACTATTTGCGTTACGTCTACCAATAAGTCTTCGGTACCCTTTACGAATGTCTGCGAAACCTTAGTATTGGCTATCGTAATCGAACTGGTTATATAATCTCCTGATCCTGTCGAAAAACATGCCAAGGCGCAACCTTCAGCGCCCCACAGCACATCACTTGAAGCAGACAAAAAATTACATTTATCTTCATCGGAATAATAGGCTACGTCTTTTCCATAGCCTTCTGTAAACGAAGCAGACAACGGAAAAACATCAATCGTAAAGTTGTTAGGAGTAGGTTGTCCTCCGTATACGTCTTTTAACGACAAAAAACATTTAAAACTTGCGTGCGATATATCAATACGACCCTCATCGACTAAGTCTCTAAGTGGATTTAAATCGAAGTGTATTAATGCTCGAGAAAGTTCGGTCTGCGGAATTCTATCGCTTCCCGACGAAACGACAGTAATACCATAAAGTTTGAATAAATCTAAAGTGCCCGCGATACCAACGTTGCCACTTACGACTCGCTTGCCACCAATATATTTGTTAGTAATATAGGTGTCTTTATCTGCCTTCAATATTCTAAACATTATGTAGCCACCTTAGCAATGATATCTACTTCAGGATATCTTATTTCAAAAATTCCGCCGAGCGGTGGGAATATCATTTGACGTCGCGTATAATTTTTAACATCGTGAGTTTCGATGCTGTATTGCCTATTGTTAACGACGCCCGAAATATTGACGAACTGAACGTTATCTACAGCGATAACACCGTCTACTGCGTAGATAGCATTAACAACTTCTGAAATTATTATTGGCTGATTTATGTGGAATTTAGTGACGTCAAATTTAGCCTGTAGTGAAGCTAAAATTACTGACAACAAACTATCTCTATTTAGCGATGGATCTAAAACTACAGAAAATTTAAGTTGTAAATTAATTACTTTGGCGTCTAAAATATCGATTGAATCGGATATCATGCGATAAGAATTTAAATATTTCTTCAAATTTAATTTTAAAGAATCGGGCGAGGTCGTTAATCTAGAATTTCCATCTCGTGAAATTATGAATAGTTGAGTCGCTAACGGATTGTTGCTGTTCGACACAATCGCGGAACGGAATACCCTACCCAAGTTAGACGGCATCGTATAAATTCTTGCCAGCAAATCTTCTTTTGTCACTATTCTTTCTTGAGAATTTTTTACGTTTGGGATTAGAGCGACTAATTCGTCGGTCGTAAGTGCATCCTCGCCACCTAAAGCCGGTTCTAAGTTTGTCACTTCTATCGTGTTACGTATTGCCGTCGACAAATTTATAGAAGGATTAAGAGGAAATTGTATGATCAAATTTATAATGCTTCTAATAGCGTTAGCTTGTACGTTATGCTCAAGACCGCCCCCGTGGCGATAAATTACAGTGAGTGTCGTATTGCTCGCAGCTACGCCGAGAGTATTAGTCGTTAATAATTTTTCCGGATTAACAGGCACACGGGACATCGTCCTACTGTATGGTGTCGCAATTGCAAATTCAGAAGGGTCTGGAATTATATCGTCTTCTAACGTATCAGCCGTTCCTCCACCGAATGTTAGGGACGTCTTTCTTTCGAGTAGAGAGGTAGATTTTGTAAACCTGTATGGCGCAGGAATTACCTTTAAAGTATCCTTAACAATATCGTTATCGCTCGTTGTATTTAGCACATTTTTGTATACGACATCGTGTGTTAAGGCTCCGACTTCATAATAGGTGTTTCCGTCAGAATCATAAACGTTAATGATCTCAGTCACGTTTGGAAATCTTAGCGTCAAATTTCTGAAAGGAACAAAGCTTCCAATTGAAAAAATATCGGTCGCCTGATTACCTGAAACGCACAATCCACCAAGCGACAAAATGTAAGAAGTTACTTCACCATTTAAATTAGTATTACCAATCTTTTTTTGTACGTTAGGGTTTAAGATATAATTACCAGAGCCATCATCTAATAAAAATTCTATATCATTTATTAAATTATAGGTTATCGCATTTGCAGAAGCGAATGTCGTGCCCGATTTAATAATAGGCAAAAGATTAATGTTGGGCTCATCGTCGTCCAGGTTTTCAACAGGCACTTCTATAAAAACAGTTACTGTCACTGTTGCGGGGGACGCCCCGTTAATCTGTATTCCTGAATTAGCTAGCAATCGCTGGATAGATGCTGGTTCTACGGCAGTGTCATAATTTAGTTCGTTGTAAAGATGGTCAACATAAAACGACATATTGTCGCCAACGTACGCCGCCATATCTAAAAACAAACCACCAACCGAAGACTCTGAAAAATCTTGAATCTGATTTGGATAATATTGGCGCGCGTAATTTACTAGAGTAGCTCTTAAAGAGTCAAAGTCTCTAGACAAATATCTTCTCTGTCTAACTTGTTGTACTTGAGTTTTTCTATCTGTAGCCATCTCTTATCTTTTCAAATTACATATAGAACTATTTGTAATTTTCGTTGATCTAAATTCAGACTAGGTATATTATAACTAATTGTAATTCTAATTAGCGCTGTATTTAAATTTTGCGACCTATCGACTTCTGAAGCATAGTCTAGTGGCTCAACGAAAGGCATCCATCTAGAAATAGCTGAAGCTATTCGGCTTAATGCTTCACTATCAAAAGAATCTTGCGAACTAAAATTTACCGTTAGGGGTTTTAGATTAGCGCCATAATCGTACAAGCCTACTCTTTCACCAAAGTTAGTTTGCAATAAATTTCTTAAATTATCAGCTAACTGATCTTCAAGCGAATAGTGCATCGCGAGGGGACCATCTATATCTCTAATTTGCAGTGGAGTCTTTATTCCAATAGGTAAAGCTTTCGCAGAAACAGTTTCCTTATCGAAAGATTGAGAAGTTCTACCTACACTTTTGAAGCTCAAAGTGGCCATGTCACATAAATATTAGACCTTATTAAAGTTACCCTATTTCTTTAGTTCACTTATTATTAGACCCTCTTTCATTAATCAGCTTAGACATTCTATTTAATTCGTCAGAATTTTCGTTTCTCCAAAGCGTAGGTTTTGGTAAATATTTTTGATCATATATCCAGTTGCCTCGATCATCAACATATTTTTTTAAACCGACTATACCAACTTGATCCCAATCTATACTCGACATTCCGTTCGCAGCCATGTATCGTGGTATATGTTCATTGTTTTGAATTAACGTACACTGTCGAGCGGCCATCGTGTAAATAATTACATGTTTTTTTTCAGCGTCATCGTCTTGAGGAGAATAAACTAAACTATCTCCTTTACTAAGAATGCCCATATGAAATGCATATACATCATAAGGATTTTGAACGTAATAATAAGGTCGCTTATATTCCTTATACGCCTCTGACCTATATTGCGCTGATCCGCCTATTGACGTAGGAATGTACCCACTTTTACTACCAGCCTGTCCTGAAGTTACACCTTGCAATAAATATTTATTCAAAGAATTCTTTAAGTGTTCTTGTACATGAGGATCAGGACCTGCATATGGTACGCCGTGTACAGGATGTATTTTTCCACCGCTAACTTCTTCTTTCGAAGTTTTGGGATTTTGAAGTTTCGAGCCAATAAACGCTAAATTTCTAGCTAAAAATTCTTGATAAAACTCTAGTTGTTGCATGACGTCCATACCGCGTTCGTCGGGCGAACCATTCGGATCCCAAACTGGTGCGTATCTAAACTCATTACCGGAAAAACTGCTGAAGTTTCCACCGAGGTTACCGACAGAAGCTCCCCAAATCATTGCGTCAGACTTAGAACCGCCAGGCCCATCTGCGGATTCCCATTTACCTGTTTGTTTGTTTTTTCCTGAGTTAGAAGCGCCTGGATCTACACTGGTTTCGTGATTAAAAATCAATAAAAATATTAAACCTTTATGGTTATCGTCGGCGTTTGAATTTACGGGACCGCTAGATACGAATTTACTACCAATTTCCTTTAGCTTTTGGTAAAATTCGTTTTTAAAACCCTTACCGAGGTTTTTATATTTTCGCGGTATATAATCCTGTCTTTTTAATGGAATGTTGTTTCTAGTTGAATCATCAGGATCTACTAATATTGCAGCGCTCGCGTATTCTTGTTCTGCTTTTTCTTCAATATTCAATTTTTCAGGTTTTGGATCTGTAAAATTTTTGTTAAATTCATCAACAGCATCAGGCATTACGCTACCCATCAAACCAGTAAAACCACCTTCATGCGAACCGAACAAAACTCCTATAACGGCTAAATATAGCGGTTTTACTAACCACCTCTTTAATGCCTCAAAATTAACAACATTAGTAATCGCATTGTCCGCCGAAGATTCTGGATCTGGCAGTCGCGCGTTTAAAACTTTTTTCGCTGCATTAAAAATTGGAACTAAACCGACGCCAGGTAATTGTTGGCCCACGGGAGGTTTCTCAGGAGCAGGATTAACGCCCGTCGATATTGGAAACAAATAAACCGCGGGAGTCAACAAAACTAATTTTACTAAATCATCAAAAGCATTAACGACTGCAGTAAACAGTAGTTCTTGTTTACTTTTTATAGATAATTCACTATCACCGTAATTTAAATTAGGGAATTCATCGCTTGGAACTAATGGAATATAGTTTGCAGCATTTCTTTTTTCATATTTTGCTATTGAAGAAATTGTTTGCATCGCAGCGACATACTTAGTAGAACGCGGGCCTTCAACGGGGTCTGGCACGGGGGGCGGATACAATAGTCCTAAATCATTTGCAATTACAGCTTCTCCGCCAGCGCCTGGTAGCGCAAAATACGTTATTATTTTATTTATGTCAAGTTGCGGTTGCGTAACCCCTATGTCGGGCGCTACGTTCGATATATACTGATAAACAAACAATGGATCGCATATCGGTCCTGGAGTCGGCGGCTGAACTAACACTGGCGAGGCATACTGGCTTGAGATCGCTGCAACATGATTTAAAATTTTTAAACAAGACGTAAGAATTCCATCTATCCAATTTCGATGAAAAGTAGGAAATTCTTCCTTATCTCTTATGTAACTTTCGCGTGGCAAAAAATCATACTGACTACTTTCAGGTGTGTTAGCTTGTATTTTTTCCTGTATTATTTCATCTCTATGCTTAAAAAACATCTCTGCAGCACCACCGCGAATTTCTTCTGCACCGTTCAAGTAACCTGCATCGATCATTATCGTCATATCACTTTACCAATATCTTCGTAGCGAATGTTCCTTGCTTAGGTTTGCCCGTTCCAATCAAGTCAGCGCCTGTACTAATAATGCCTGGTGTAAAAGACACTTGACCATCTTTTACCATTGGTTTACCAGCTGCGCCAGGCGCTAAATTATCTGTGCATAATATAGCCTTGTCGGCGTCGTCGCCTCCCAATTTTATTAAACCCTTATCAGAGGGCTTAAATATTATATCGCCATTGCGACGTATCGTAATAGAAGCCCACTGCGTAGTATCGAATGATTCATTCTTGTATGCGTGTTGTATTCTATCTTCGCTAATAGGCATTTTTTCATCAAAATTAGTAACAATAAACGAAATATCCGATCGAGCTATCAGCCTTATTTTGTCTGATTTTATTACAACACCGGAATCGCCCCCTGGAGAATCTTGAACCTCCGACGGACTACCCTCGGTCTTTAAAAAATATTCATTTAATTGAAAGTTTTCGTCGACGTATGTGTTTTGAGAAACTAGAATTCTACTTCTATCATTAATGAAATCAGGATCGCCTTCATTGGGTGGCGGGTTCAATTTATCTAATTCTTTTTCAAGAACAATTTTTGAATCTGATATTTTTGTAACTTCAACATCTTTTGACCCACCCGTGTCGTCTGCATAACCTCTACCAACGACTATATCAATAGAACCAGCGTTATATTGAAGATCGTCAACGGGCCATCTCGGCGATAAACCTATATCGATTTGAGATGATTTAGAAACGAGCTTCGTTTTTTGATATTCGCCTATTTTTCCAGTTCTATCAGTTCCTAAAACTATTAGCGCGTTATTACTACCTTCAAGCACGACATCTCCAGGTCGTTTATAGAATCTGGGGATTGCTTCATAACTTGTTATTTTTGACGCGTCAGTAATAGTGATTAATTTTTCAAAAATTTCCTGATCTTCGCTTTGTAAAAATTTGGTACCCGCGTCCGAGGATATAAGCGGTTCATTCTTATCGTCTACGTATTTTCCGCCTTTTTGAAGTAAATCTAAAGTGCCATTTCTCAATTGATATGGAATTTTTATGTTTTCTGGGGCTGATTTAGGTAGCGTTGTTTGACGAAGCGCCATTGGCGCATGCGTGTGATTTACGTCGTCTATAAAATATGGTTGTACTACGCTACACATCCAATAAGGAATCTTTTCGCCTCCTGCGGCAGGATTTTCATATACAACCCAGACGATTTCACCGGGCTTACACGGCATCGAAAGATGCGATGGGAAAAAAGGTAGCGCAAATGTAGGTGGATTTAAAGAAGTCTCACCTGTTTGTTTTTTTTGAACTATAACTGTATTACGTGGAAATACGCGCGGAAAATCTTTGGCAGATTCATCGTTAAGAGGCGCGCTTAAATAGTTAGCTGACCAACTTAAGCCAACTTTCAAAATATTTTTCCAGTATAAGATTTTTTCTCGCGTTATAGTCTTCGGATCTGATATTACCTCAAGTACTATCATTTGAGAAAAATGAGGATAAAAATTATTAGTAGCGGCTCTAATTTCAGAAGCCTTTGCTACCGATTCGCCTTGACTTATCGAAGATAATATTCTATGATCGCTCATTTCGAATTGATCCTTTTAAACATTTCTTCAGGGTCTATTTCGTCATTAGTTTTTTCTGCCTTGGAAACTAGCTCTGCAAGTCTAATTAGCTGATCGTTAGCCTTGCTCATTTTTTCTATGTAGGAAGCCAAGGACTTTCCATGCACGGCGTGTTCTGTGCTTTTATCATCAACGATCTTAACTAACTTTACGAAAAGCGAATAAGCGTTTTGTCTATCGTATATCGCATTTTCGTAAATCTCTTTCCAGAGTTTTTTCTTCTTATCCGACAAACCCTCGATCTGGTCTAATAGACTTGAAAAGTCCCTTACCTTTTCTTCTAATTTTAGTTCGGAGTCCTCGGATATCGTTTGCATAATCAACCGTCTTTCTGGTGCTCTAGCTTTACTTTTCTATAATACTTCTTGATGACCTGCATCGTCGTCGTGAGTTGCTTAGGGCTTAATCCTGAAAGCTCTCTCATATATAAAAGAATTGCATTTTTATTCAATAGGTCAATATCGTCTATATTTTCAAATATTGTTATAATAGAATTTATGCACATCAACTCGTTTTCTGTCCTGGCTATATTTCTAATATCGTAAAGCATCGCAGTTATAGCTTCGATTGACCTCACGTCTTCGAACAATAGATCTTGCGACGGTAAGACGTTATGTTCTTCTACAATGTTTCTTTCGTAGTTAGACAACATGCTTGGATCGTCTAAAGAAATATTCTTCTTGGTCTTTTGTGTCTTTTGCTTCGTCTTTATGATTAGCCAATTTTTTGCAACAACGTTGAAATACGAAAAGGCATTCGTTCCGCGAGAAGCATCAAACTTGTTGATTGTTTCAAACAAAAAATTAACGCAATCATTCTTTAAGTCGTCATACGAGTCGTATAAACCAGCAAACTTATGTATGTTAATAAGGTTTTCAACTAACTTTTCAAATGCAGGCAATATTTCCTGCACGTACAATCGATCTCTTTCTTTTTTATCTTCGGTCCCTTGAAAAGTGACGATAGCGTGTTGTGTATCCGAATTAAAATATAGTTTTAACGGATCAATTTTTTTGGCTGGTTTTTCTGTTTTATTTTCTTCCATCTCACTATCGTCTTCCTAGGCATTATCACCTTCAATATTTTGAATATTTTTTATTATTTCTTTTTCGTCTGTTAATTCTACGATTAACGCTGCTACAGCTAAACGAGATTTTTTAATGTCGTCGACCAGCTCTTTAACGACTGCGTCGTCGGAAAATAATTCCAGTTTCGCCTTTTTATCTATTTTTTTGTGACAAATCTCTAACTCCTGCAGAGACTCTTCTAGCATCTCTAGCATTTTTTCTTGTTGTTCTAAAAATTCAAGATTTTTTTTGATACTAAAGTACAAAAAAACAGAAGTCGTTAAAAATAATAAACAAAAAATACCAGTTAATATCATAAAACTTCTTTTGTCACTTCGTTATAAGCTTGACAAATTGCAGTAAAACTATATTTTTCTTTAATAACTGTTTCGAGCTCTTTTGCCCATTCTTTTGGATTGGAAGGGGATGCTCTAAACTTCGTTAACTTTTTCTTTGCATCTTCTTCTACAATTTCTGCCCATTTCATATGTGGCAAAAATATTCTGTTGTCGACTCGAGAAGAGTGAACATTCTTTAGGTTATAAGCAACGTTTATAAACTTGCCTTTGTTTAAGAAGTCAAGATGACCAGACCAACCAGTTGCAATTACTGGAAGACCACTAGCTGCAGCTTCTAAAATTGGCAAACCATAACCTTCTCCGCGCGTCAAAGCTACAAGTGCCTTTATTTGTTCGTGACGATATAGAGCAGCGACTTCTTCATCGGTCATATCTCCGTGTAAAAGATGAATTTTTGGAAAATCTCCCTTTCGACACTCTTTGACTAATGCTTTCATCAATTGCTTGGTTTTATTTCTGTCAATAAGCGTGTTACGACCAATATTGGTCTTGATGACGATTCCAACGTCTTTGTCATCCTTAAATGCTTCGCACAACCACTTTATCGTAAAGAACATATTTTTTCTATCGTTGTGCGGGTTGTCTCCTGTTATTTGACCGAACAACAGGAAATTAAAGTTAGTAGAAAACTTCGGCAACGTTGGTAGTCGATCATCTGACGATAAAATTTCGTCGCAAAATGACTCTGGTACTACAACGACTGGTTTTTGCAAATTTTGATGCTTGGTTAACGTTGAAGCAGCGTGACTAGAAGGAACTATAATTAGATCCATCTTGTTACAGTTATCTATCCAGGTAGGATTGCAGATATCGGTTTCAACTGCAGCAGTCATACCGACATTAAATTTCGCGATCGTAGGATCCCACTCATTAGGTAGTTGTAATTGAAATGACACGTCGTATTTTTCGTGTGGTTTTACAACAATGTCGATAGTATTTTTTGCTATCTTCTCGATTAGACCATCGTAAAGTTTTGTATCCAACAACCATGGCGTATCTCCCCATGGTAGCACTTGAAACTTAAGATCTACGTTAGACTTAGTGAGTAACCATCTAACAACTTGTCGACAGTGTACGCCATATCCGGATTGTGTTAGTGCGGGACCTCTTACTACTACTCGCTTCATATCAAATCTCCGTATGACTCCAAAGAGCCGGTCTATTCTCTTTCCACTTCTGGATGCAACCTGTTAATGACTCATCCCATTTTTTAACCATGTCGTTTACGTCATAGTCCTTGTGCGCATGAGCCATGGCCTTAAGTCCAAGTTCTTTTCTCGCCTCAGGTCCCATTTCGTACATTCTCATAAAAGCGTCTGATAATGTTTTATGAGAAATTAAGTCTTCATAGATATAAGGAACAAGTTGGTTACCAACTAGGGATCTAACCTCTGGTTCTAAACCAATACCAAATTGCTCGCCAGTTTCGAGGTCTTCGACTTGTCGAGTCAATCCTCCTGTTTTAATAGTGATGATTGGCTTTCCACACATCATCGATTCTAGAGTTGGAAGACCAAAACCTTCATTGCAACTACGATTGACGATTGTATCGAATGAGTTATACAACAAATTCATCTCTTCGAATACGATTCTACTCTTCGAAAAAATAACATTATTTTGAACGTTTAGCGTCTCAACGACGTGATACAAATTTGGCCCTTCGGGATCTAGGGGTTCGGTATGCATGACCAATGTAGCTTTACGATGACCGTGCTTCTTTTCTAGTTCGTCTAAAAACATCTTCCAAGATGCGACGATATCGCTCGGCATTTTGCGGCGAGCATTTCTCGAAACATAACCGACCAAGAAATGGTCCATTTTGTTTTCGCCAACTAATTTTTTCTTGAAAGCTTTTACGACGTCTTCGGGCAAAGGTTTATATAAATCCCGTGGAACTGCGTGTGGAATGTAGTTAGTCTTTTCAGGAAATCTTTCTTTTACCATCTGGTACGTTGGCCAATTGATGCAATTGATGAGATCAGTTGACTCATATAAAACCTTATTAAAATCAGGCCATGGATCATTATCCCACAAATGCCAATATGTTATAGGGCAAATCCGACGTATCTCGTCGGCCATCTCCCAGACCCAAATAAAGAACCTTGGATCAGTAAACAACATTAGTGCATCTGGGCGTAATTGAATTAATGTTTGGCGTAGTAAGTTTCTGTCGCCAAAACCATCCGTTGGTTTGACTATGAAATCAGGATTAACTGCAACGGTGTCATAATTGTCATGACGAACGGCGCCACCAAAACAGCGAAAGCTATATTTTCCAGTGCTAGTTAAACCGTGAACTAGCCAACGCGCTTGAGTTCCAACACCCGACGTTGACAGCGGATGATCGCTTAACATTAATATGGTTTTTTTGCTCATCTTATTTTGCTATATCGTAATAATTTTTTTTAGTTTGTAATCTTTTTTTATAGACAATGCTCGGTGCCTTTATATTCACACCACGTACAAGCGTCTCTATTTTTTAACGCTACGCCTCTTTTTACAGACGTTATCATATTACTAACGACCTTGAGGGATCGCTTAATAGGAACTTCCCCAAGCGAAACTGAAAACAATTCGCAATGTTCGCCTGGCTTCGCAGCCTTTTTTAACAACACGAATCCACAGCGCACGTCTTTCACTGGGACATTAGGATGTTTTTGACACCAGTAGTTTTTGTAAAGTGCCAGCTGCGCTTTGACCATATCGTCGCTACGCTTATCTCGGAACCAGCCGCGTGCTGTGGTTTTGTGGTCCAATATCCAATATATAGATTCGCCTTTTTTGCCTTTTGTTTTTATGATTGCATCAATAAAACCTTTAAAAGCATGATCTTCATGTCCAATTATGCTTTCATATAGCTGGTGTTCTGCATCGACAACTTCCCACGCGGGAAATTGCTTTTCAAAAAAATCCGGTACTTCTAAAAGAATTTGTTCTGCTTCGGACTTGGCTTTTTCTAAAGTTTTTTGAGTAAATTCTTCGACATTTGAATTTTTTTCCCATGCATTTTCTAGACATTGAAATGCAATATTTAAATCCATTTCTCTAGTAAGAATAAATTTTTCTATCGCTGCATGGACAGCAGTACCAAAATCGAGCACCGGTGAAGGTTTCGAAAAATCTATCTTTTTTATATGAATTAAGTTGTGTCTATATGAACATTCTTTCCACAACTTTATTTCTGAAAATGAAACATGGGGTTTCCCAGTAGGCAATTTTACTAATTCTTTAGTATCTTTAGCGCTATTAGATCCTGTTTCGTTATTATTTTCAAATTGATTTGAGGATTGCATTTTTTCACGGATTCAATTTTTTCTGAATCTAGTTTAAAAAGGTAATCATTCTTTATGTCGATGTATTGATTGTAGTCTATCAAAAAGAAATCAGGAAGATATACGCGCTCTTTACCGTCTTTTTGACTTACATAACGTAATGCTCCAACATGGCATTCGTAATTAATTTCTTGATCATCTAAAAACTTCGCGTATAAAAGTTCCCATGTTCCTTGACAACGAATTTTTGTTCCATCTGGTTTTATGTGATCATGCCATTTGGTAGTTCCAACAACTGCATTTCTATAAACTCCAGAAGCCCAATCTTTTAATCTTGTTTCTGAAATTCTTTTTTTATGTTGCTCACTTAATTTGTGGCCTATTCTTTTTGTCTTGAAACAATTACTACAGTACGATTTTTCTCCAAGTCTATCATTAACTTTTCTAATTAGAGTTTTTTTACATATGCAACAATCTACGACAGTTCTTTCGACTATAGGCTTTCTAGTCCATTCGTATTGACAATTTTTGCTACAAAATCTTTGTCTATGTCTTCTTGCAAAATAAGAACATCTACAACATTCGCAAAATTTTTGTATTTCTTTTTTGCTCACAGGATATAACTATCCTCGAGCAGTCGTTTATTGACGATAAATCAACGCTTGGACTTTTTTGATACGGCGCGACCGACGAGCTTTTCCCAATCACGTTCTGGTCGAACTTCTAGATTCTTTTCCCACGCCGCTTTTAGCAATGCTGGATTAACGCCTAAAGATTTAGCAACACAAATCATTGCATTTATATCTTTAGGAAAGCAACTACCACCGTATCCATATTTTCCATCTGGACCTGGTACGTTCCAGTGGCTCGGACCTACTCTTACATCGTGCGACGCATACTCAACGACTTTATCATAGTCTACATTGAGACCTACCCTATCGAGAGCTTCACAAATTTGTAACATCTCGTTAGCAAATGCTACCTTAACGGTCAAGAAGTTATTCGTCAAATACTTGACCATCTCGGCAGTCGTTGAAGAAGTCTTGATCATCTTAGCGTTTGGGAATGCTGTTCTAAAAACTTGTTTGACTGTATTGATCCACGGTCGAGGACCACCCAAGATAATTCTATCTTGATTTCTCATGTCGTCGAGCGCTGTTCGTTCTGTCAAAAACTCTGGATTAAAAACGACTCGTAATCCAGTATCTTTAAACATTTCATTCCACTTTTCTGTAGAGCCTGGTGGAATAGTAGATTTTACAACCGCGATTCTTTCGCCTGGTACTGCGGCTAATTCTCTCAAAGCGCCTTCGACGATGCTAAGATCAGCAGAGCCATCTTCAAACATGGGCGTAGGAAGACACACAAAATAAACTTTAGAAAAGTCCGGTGTTCCACCTTCCTCATTATCTCCGATTAATTCTGCGATGGACCCAGGGTATCCTGCGACAGGATCTCCATGCGATGGTAGTGCACCTTTTACGTACTTACCTGCCTTATCGTAAGCATAAACATCAAATCCGCGCTCTGCGAAAACAGTCGTGAGAGATCCGCCCACAAATCCTTGGCCAATTACAGCTATACTTTTCATTCTTTTTTCTCTTAGGTATATTTCTTATTTAACGCTCTTATATTGGGGTTTTCATCCAATATTTTAACTATTTCTTGCGTCGAACCTTCTAATTTTTTTTTATCTATCTCGTCGAACAAAAAAGAAATTACTTCAAAATCTTCATGATTATCAAGAGTGTATCTATATCCTGACCAATCTTGAGAATTTTTTAACATATCTGTTTTAAACAAATTCTTTTCACGACACATGAAATGAGTAACGTGTTCTCTTCCCTCCAAAGAACTTTCGAGAGCATTAGCTTTTTCCAAAGCAACAAAAGAAAAAATCTCTATATCGGATCCATTTGGATACGTGCTTAAATTTATAGGGCATGTATTAGCGTAGTAAGACACTTCTGGCTTGGCGTAGAATTCTTCGAGACACTTATCTATCATAGAAAAATCTATTAAAGGACAATCTGCCGTTAATCTTACTATGGTGTCTAAGTCATTTTTTTTTGCACACTCGTAGTATCTTTGTAGAACGTCAGTTTCAGATCCTCTGAAACAGTCTACGCCATTTTCTATACAAAAATTTTCTATTATATTGTCGCGTTCTAGAGTAGAAGTAGCTACTATAATCTTGTGCAATTTTTTAGATTTTCTAATCCTTTCTATCATGCGAAACAATACAGGCTTTTCTCCTATATTTTTTAGAACCTTACCAGGAAGACGAGTTGATCCCATTCTAGCTTGAATAATTGCACCAATTATTTTTTCCAATTTGCACCGCCTTAATTTTAAATTTAAGTAAGCCTAGCGAAGCCTTCTTCTCTTACTCTAGTTTCAAGTTTCTTTGTCAAAGTGCCATCTCGTAAAAATTCCGAAAGAGACTTTATCACATCTCTAAAGTTTTTGATGTACTCGTCTACGGCATCTTTAGTATGAGAAGCAGAAACATAAATACTAGCCGCTGAAAGATAACCCTTCTTGAGCATTTCTTGCGATATAAAGGTTAATATTTCGGCGTTTTTTTCATAGTTTAATTTAAACGTTATTAAGGGCGCATATTCAGTTACCTTCGCATCAATTTGAAATTCTAAAAAAACTTTTTCCCACATATCACCTATGTATTTTCCCATATAATTGATATGATCGGGTACGTTCTTTTCTTCTAGCTGGTTTATAGTCGCTAAAGCTGCTACAAATCCCATTCTTTCTGTCCAGAAAGTACTGCTTACAAAAGTATCTTGTGATGATTCCATTACAGCTTTTTTTCCTACAATAGCAGATATTGGATAGCCATTTCCCATAGCTTTTCCATAAACCACGATGTCTGGCTCTACGTCTTCGTAGGTATGATAAATTCCGCCTAGACAAGCTCTCCACCCAGAAGATATCTCGTCTATGATCAACAAGCAATTTTTTTCTTTACAGGTTTTTTTAATTTCTTTTAAGAAGTCTCGATTAGCTAAATCGTAGCGCGCTCCTTCGATTACAATCGCAGCTATCTCTCTATTCTTTAGCTGATTTTTTAAATCTTCGCAATTGTTATATTTAAATGGAATCGCGGTTCCTTTCAAATTCTTTGGAACCCCGAGCGGATCTAGGCCAGGTAAAAGATGATCTTTTAAAGAATCGGACGACGATAGATTGCTTGCTAAGTACCAATCGCTCCATCCGTGGTATCCACTAAACGCTACGTCGTCTTTACCTGTATAGGCACGAGCTAATCTAACGGCAATAGACATAGCTTCTCCACCTGTTCTTGCAAATTTTACGCCTCCTGCGAAAGTATCAATAGAAAGAAGCTTTTCAGCAAGATAAACTTCTTCAGGACAATTTAAGGTTGTGTTAATCCCTTGATCGATTGCTGACTTTACCGCGGTATCGACAAAATCATTAGAATATCCTAGTATAGCCGTGCCTATTCCCATTTGAGCCATGTCTATGAACTTATTTCCTTCAAGATCCCATACTTCTATTCCTTTTGCTCGAGAATAATAAGTTGGCCACGCATCAGGCACGTATCTTTCTGGACGTTTAGAAAGCAAGCAATTGCCACCAGGAATTACTGTTTTTGCTTTTTCCCAAAGACTGATTCCTTTATTCATGTCTATTTCCTTGATTGCTATTTTTCTAATATAAAATATTTTTTTACGAATCCGCAACGTTCAAAAAGCTTAATACTTGCGTCGTTTTCTATCTTTATTTTAGCATAGGCATTAGGATATATTTTCATAATTTCGTTTATCATAAAAGTTCCTACGCCTTTTTTTTGATGATCGGGGTGAGTAGCAACGCGAATATCATCATCAATAATTCCTACGTAACCTACGGGTTCAAGATCTTCCAGGCATATCCAAAAATTATGCCCATTTTCTTTCATGTATTCTTGTTGTTCTTTTTTCGTAATTTTTTCTTGCTTTATGAAGCCCTTTTTAACTGAGTCTAAATTTCTTAATTTTCTTATAAACTCCCAATATTCTTCGGTATTTTTTATTAGTTTATATTTTTTCATTTAAAGATCCACAAAGATTAACGAAATATAAAACAACAAACCATCAAAGTTTTGAAAATCTTCTATATTTTAGAGTTTCTTTTTCGGCTGAGGTTGCGCATAAAGAACTAGTTCCTAAAATTTGATCGGCCTCGCAAAGTTTTTGTACTAATTCCTTCATTTGAAACTCCGTGATTGAAACAGAACCGTCTATACACTCAAAGTGCTCGTCTATCTTAAAGTGTTTTTCTAAAACTTGAGCACCTCTTAAAAACGCATACAGGGCAGTTTTAATGTCAGGAGTATGGTCTGATTGACCAATAACACACTCAAAATTACTTCTTAGAAAATCTATAACTGCTAAATTTGAATCAGTTTCTAGAGTAGGATACGCTGAAATACAGTGCAGTAAGGTTGTCGTAACACTATCGCCTAAAATAGCAAGAGCAGTCTTTACTTCGTTTAAGTTCGACATGCCCGTTGACATTATCACAGGTTTTTTTTGTTCTGATAATTTTTTTAAAAGACTATGGTTGACTACGTCGAAAGAAGCGACCTTATAAAATGGAACATTAAGTGACAAAAGACATTCAACACTTTCATCGTCGAATGGTGTTGAAAAAAAATCTAATCCGTAGTCATTCGAGTGCTTCTTTAACAACTCGAAATCTTTCATTTTAAGTTCACAGCTTTTTAAAATATCAAAGATCGGAGAATCTTTAGAAACTCTTTTTTCTGTTATATACGTTTGAAACTTTACGCAATTAACGCCTGTTTTGGCAGCTGAGTCTATTAGTCTAAAAGCCTTGTCTAGGCTACCACCATGGTTAATTCCTATTTCAGCTATAGTATAAAATCTATTCTTTGTACTATAACCATGACCCTTAAGATCTCTAAACATTTTATCTGTCACCATGCTGAAAAGCCTCCATCGACTATCAAATTTTGTCCCGTTACATAATTCGATGCATCGCTACTAAAGAATAAAAATGCCCCTAAAAGATCCGACGTATTTGCCATTCTTTTCATTGGACATTTTTCATTATAGTTTTTTACAAAATAGTCAGGCTGGGGATTTTTTGCGTTAAACACGCCGCCCGGCGAAACACAATTTACTCTAATTCCTTTTTCGGCAAGAAGTACTGCAAAATGTTTAGTCATTTGTATGACACCTGCCTTAGAAGCCCCATAAACCTCTGAGCTCATATTTGCAATATCTGCGTATATTCTTGGATCACAACTGACAGAACCGTATATAGATCCTACGTTTATTATAGATCCTGTTTTTTGCTTTTTTTCTTCGAAATTATTTACGTAATTTCGAATACAGTTAAAGGTACCCCACACGTTAACTTCTAAAACTTTTAAAAAGTCTTCTTTTTTTCTTTCAGTAAAATAGTCAAAAGTAGGAATTCCTGCGTTATTTATAAGGACATCTAAGTTACCGAATTTAGAAAAACATTCTCTAAAAAAATCACGCGTATCATCTGCTGATGTCACATCAAAATTATTAACATCTGCCCTTATTACTTTTGCATTCTTTTCTTCTAAGAATTTACACAAGTCTGAACCTATTTGTCCTTGGGCGCCTGTAACTAATATAGTCTTATTTTCTAAAGAAACGTTAATTGACATGACTATAACTCCAGTTGGTTTTTTAAAAGAGTATATTTAAAAAACCTTATTTTTTACACTAGTTTTTTTTGACTTGATCTTAAAGTTTTTAAGAACTCTACAAGTTTATCGAAGTCTTTATAGTATTCAGGCGTTATATACTGAACTTTGTGCTTCAAAGACGTCTCTAGAACTTCAGTTACATTTTTTTCGTTTGGTACGTCATGTACGTCCAACGCCATCTCTTCAGCTTTTTCAGGTATAGAAGGTTGACAAAATTGAATTTGAACCAATTTTTCTAATGGCAACTGATTTTTATAATCTAAATATTCTACGCCTAAATTGTGTGAAGATACCCTAGCATGGGCATTATCGAATAAAAAGTTAATGTTGTTATTAAAAACGACGTCTCTTAAAAAAGAAGGTTCACAAACATTTTCATACGCAGGAGTAGGATAATAGTTGTTGTTTTCGATAGCAATCAAAACATTACTACCTAGTATATTTTTTATGATCTTTAAGTTTTTTTCTGCGTTAAGATACATTTCATCGCGCGTGCAAATTTTTCCAGCAGGATATGCAACTATTCCTGTTTCAAGTATTTCGTCGCATGCCCAAGCGCAATGAAAACTAATTATTTCTAAATTTTTTTTATTTTTTGCAATCTTTTCTACAAACTTAAAATCCGCATCTTTTAAGTTATGTATCGGTTGAATATTATCAGCATGAAATGCTACTTGTTTTTCTATTTCTTCTTCATAATCGATCTTATTCGGTCTCACTTCTAAAAAGTCATAAAGATCCAGATCTCTAAGTTTTTTTACTTTTTCTTTAGAATCAAAATGATGAGAAACTGGCAAACATATCTTAACGCTCATTATAAAACCTCACAATATTTTCGCAAACATAGTCTACTTGTTCGTCGGTAAGCAAATCGAATAATGGTAGCCTAACTATTCTTTCGCTTTCGGACGTGGTGTTGACGTCTTTACCTATAAATTTACCGAATTTTTTTCCTCCCGGAGAAGAATGCAAGGGAACGAAATGAAAAGTAGTGCTTATTCCTTTAGTTTGAAGAAACTTCATTAGTTCTACTCTTCTTTTTTCATCGTTTAATCTAATTCTAAAAATGTGAGCATTGTGGTCGCAATATTCAGGCACATAAGGTAGTTCGAAATTACTTTCGTTACCAGAAAGAAGTTCGTAGTATCTTTTCCACAAACGCTTTCTATTGTTAGTGATATCCAAACCACGTTCTAATTGACTAAAAAGAAAAGCAGCACTTAAGTCGCTCATAACGAAACTAGAACCTAAGTCGAACCACATGTATTTTTCACAATTTCCGTCTAGAAATTGTCTTCTATTCGTTCCTTTATCGATAGTTATGTGTGACTTATCAAAAAAAGCTTCATTGTTTATGATAAGACTACCACCTTCACCGCAATGTAAGTTTTTTGTATCGTGATAACTAAAAGTTGAAACATCGCCAAATCCACCTAAGTGTTTTCCTTTATAATAAGAAAACATTGATTGCGCTGCGTCTTCTATGACCAACAGATTATTGTCTTTTGCTATCTTCAATATTTTATCCATGTCGCATGCAATACCAGCGTAATGCACGCACACTATGGCTTTTGTTTTTTTAGTAATCGCTTCTTCTATTTTTGTTGGATCTATGTTTAGGGTTTTTCTATCGATATCGACAAATCTTATATTGATTCCTCTAAGGGCAAAAGAAGTGGCCGTCGTAACGAAAGTAAAGCTAGGCATTATGACTTCATCGCCCGCCTTAAGACCTAGTATTATAGAAGAAGCCTCCAGGGCATCGGTACAGGAAGACGTCATAAAAACTTTTACAGCATGTTCAAATAAATTTGAAATTTTATTTTTACAAAGCGTGGAATACTTTCCGTCGCCGCCAGAAAGATTTTTGTTTTTTATATTTTCAGAAACATACTGTAGTTCATTACCAGTAATGACAGGAATATTAAAAGGTATTTTCATCGTATGCTACACTACCCCCCATATTAATAATTCAATTTTTAATAGTGTTAATTGATGTATTTCTAAAGCCAGCAAAAACTAAAATAGCTGAATCAAAAAATCTTTAATTTTTTGTAAGTCACAAGGGTCTGTTAGCTTTTCTTCTAAAGTAATCTCGCTAAAACCTAGTTTACAAAAATTTTCGTAAAAATCGTTTGTTATAGATATTAAGTTACTAACTTGTGACTTGTAATATTTCTTAGAATAGTCTGGTATGCATAGGTCGACGAAGTTTCTATTTAGATGAATTAAGTCAGTATAAGCCGACGTTCCAAAACCTACAGAAAAATCGCTAATTAGCGGTAGTAATATCGACTCGGTTGGATACCAAAGATCATCATAAAAAATGTTGCTAAATTCGCCAGGAACTAATTGGTTTTTTTTGCGTTGCTTAATGTAAATTTTATAACCCGAATCCTTTAATTTTTCGTGTATCTTCTTGAAAAGATCTTTACTTCCCTCTTCGGGATAAAACATCGTCGCCGTCTTAGTTTTTAAATCTAAAGATTGAGATTTAATTTTTTCAACGTAATAAGCCCAATCCCAAAATACGACAGGCATGGGCGACACAACAGCTTTTAATCCCAAAGCTTCTATAGAAGACTTAAAGTAATCTTCAGAAACTATATACGTTGCGTTTCTTTTATTTTTATAAAGTACTGCCCAATCAAATCCATGTTGAAAAGAATAATAGTTTTCGCAATTAATATCTTTAGAAGTATTCTCTACACAAAAAAGATTACGTACTTTTACGCTATTTTTTTTAAATTCTTTTTGATTTATACACTCGACTCCATTCTCTTCACAAATTTTCAACAGCTTTTCATAATGATTTCTAATTGAGTTATACTTGTGAGAATTAACAGAATCGTTATAAATCAACAAAATATTGCTATCTAACAACCTCTTCGACGTTTTTATAAAAGGAATAGCATAACGTAACGACGTCATGTCTTCAATATAAAACGCGTTGATCATTTCTTTTGTCCGTTTATGAAACAATATTTGTAATTGACATCGCCCCACACGGTCAAATCAAACTTATCGCTCAACGCCGAAACGGCATTACGATAGTTTTTGTTAGGTACATGAACGTTGTGCACTTCCATGACAAAGGAGTTCACAATATCGAAGAACCCCTCTTCAATCAATTGATATTCTGCTCCTTCGATATTGCACTTAACAAAATCAATATGAGTAAAAATAGGCCGATAATCGTAAGTTTTTACAACGCACTCAGAGGAACGCCCATATTGACCATTGCGATTAGAAAATAAATTACCTGATTGATCGTTATCATTTTCAAGTTGATAGAACCTAGTTTCGCCATTGCTCGTTCCTAAAACGCCATCTATTAGCGTCAGCTTGGCTTCAGGATATTTTCTAATAAGTTGATTAATGTTTGGTATGCATCTATTTGAAGGTTCTACAAAAGTATAAGATGCATCAGGATGATGAATTCCAAAAAGCTCGTAGCCTTCACCGTGGCGGGCGCCTAAGTCTACTATTGTTTTTATGGATTTGTCTTGTGAGAATTGGACGCACGCATCGTATATGTTCTTGTAACTTCGTAAAGTCATTTTTCTATAAGCGTCATTATATACAGTTGCGGTGATTCTGGCCAAAGAAATTTTGTGGCAATTTTTTTACAATCGTATTCTACTAATTCTGGAACTTCCCTTCTAACGACGTCATTTAAAACGTCGGTGTCTTTGTAGCCGAATGTCGAACTGTTTTTTACCGCGTTCCAAAAACCCTGGACTTCAGAGTGATTTGTTAGTTCTTCATTCCAAAAACAAGAATACAAAAAATTATTTTGGTTATAAGCAAATTCGTGTTCGCCGTTTCTAACCCAACCTACCTTATAATCTTTGAATCTCCAGTGGTCGCCGAGTCCCCAATCAATTAGAGCTTGTCCACCTATCGTTAAGTTGTCTTTACACCTTTGAATAAAATCTTTTGGATTCTTACTAAAATAAGCGCAACGAGTGCATACGATAAAATCGTAATTTTGTTCCAGTTTCCACGCGTCATTTATATTCCAGTTGCCTAAAGACAAATCATAAAAATGCCGCGTTGAAACATTAAAGTTTCTTGTAAAATTATTTTCTTGCGAAAATCCCAAAAAAGCTACTGAATTCAAAGAAACTGGTAAGGAATCATTCAATAACTTACGATATTCTGCAAAAACAAATTCGTCGGATTTTCCCATATTAAATTAATTCTTCTATAAACTTAAACTCAACGTTGGTTTGTGTCTTTAGCCAATTTGTTAATTCGTTTGTAAGATCGGCGCTCAAATAGTTTTTATCCCATTCGCACGCGTGATAAACTATCTCATTAACAGGATAAACGTTTAGTGGTTCGAATGGCGGTACGCAATTAAAATAAACAACCTTTTCAAAGGTTTCCTCGGCGCCACAATATGTTTGTTTAGCATAATCTTTGGGAGATAATGCCAACACTTTAATTCCAACTTCTTTTGCGGCTTCAATCGCGTGCGGCGACATTCTCCAGGCGGGTGGTCTAAAAACAGGTTTAAAAATATCGTTTAAACCAGCTCGCTCAACAATCTCAAACATTGCTAAAAATTTTTCTATAGCTTGTTCTTTAGTAATAGACTGAAATTCATCGTTGTCACTTTTTCCAGGAATACCGTGAAATAAACCATGATAACAAATTTCAAAATTTCGTTGTGGTAATTCTCTTATAGTTTTACAAAAGTCTGGAAACGCGTCGAGTCTTAGCGGCTCCTTAGTCGTTGTAGTCGGTTTTACGGTTCGCCAATAAGCCACGGGAACGAACAGCGTAAATTTAATATCAGGAAACGTTTGAATTAATTCAAAGCATCTATCCAGTACCTTTATCGAAGAGAATTGATGAGGAGACACATCGTCTATGCTAACATTAATTTTCATGGTTTAGCCTCGAATAGATCTACGTATTCTCTTGCCATGTCTTTAGAAGACCTTTGATATGTCATTCTATTCGCGATGGCCTGTAATTCTTCAGTTCTATTTTCAATTATGTCTATAAGCTCGCCAAAGTCGCTATATTCTATTCCAAATTCTTTGCAATACTCGTTGATGCTACCACCGTCCTTATGATAAAGAACAGGCAATCCCAAAGCCAGCGCTTCTAAAACATGGTTAGCCCCAGCTTCTTGTTTCGAAGCAGTAATATAAACATCATGCTTGGGCAAAAAAGACACTAAGCCATCTACGTCTTGTGGCGAAATATAGTTACTTAAAACTACGTCGTCTGGTTTTCTACCGATAAACGTAAAATTAGCTTTGTTGGTATTTTTACAATACTCGTCTAATTTTTGGTACGTATCGAAACCCTTTAAAGAGTTATTAGACCAATGATGAGATACTACTTCTAACTTTTTAGAAAATGTTTTATTTTTACGAGCTACCAAAAATTGCTTTAATGGAGCGTTTTTTATAATTACGCATTTTTCGTTGGGGGGATTTAAATAATCCTTTGCCCACTGACTTGGGAAAACTAATACATCTGGAAATTTAGTTATTTCTTTTAAAAACGCGAACAGTTCGGGTTTTCCATGTGTACCCAAATCGCCGATTCGTTGAATCAATTTTGTAGTTGGCGATTTTAGACGTCGATTTAAAAGTTGCTCGTAATTAACAAATTGGCTTGGTCTTGGGTCGATACAAAACAAGATATCAAAATCAATTGGTCTATGAATGTCTTCTTCGAAATAAACTTCATGATTTCTTAAAAGACATTCATCTATAATTGCAAACAATACTTTGGATCCACCGCCCCAAGGTCCAGGAGTAGGTCTGCGATTAAAATAAATCTTCATATCACTTCACCATGACTACCTGACCATAATCGATGTCTTCATCCTTTAGTCCACGATCGTCTAAAAATATTCTACGATCCATGATCACAAGTTCTTTATCGTAACCTTCGATTTGATCGATTACTTTTGCACATTGAATATTAGCATCTTCTTCTTGGGTAGGCAAATGATAATCGTCAAAAAGCAGAACCTTATTCCACTTCTCTTTGCTTAGTTCCCAATCGCTTTTTACAGCATCGTAAGTGTGGTCGCCATCGATATAAATCATGTCAAAATTACCAAGTGTCGGTAAGACCTCGGCAGAAGTACCACGCAAAAAGTCAATTTTTTCTAACCAGCTTCTAGGAAAAACTTTTGTTAAATTTTGTATGTGGTTTACGTCAAAATTTGGGTCGATGGTGGTTATCTTGCCGTTTATCCCATCATCATCCATGGCTTTCGCAGCGCAAATTGAAGAATACCCTCGACCGAAACCGATTTCAAGATAAGACTGAATCTTAAATTTTCTAATCAACGAATAAATCAACAAACCTCTTTCGTAATTAGGTCGATAAAAACAACCGACCTTTTTATAGAGTTCGCTGTCTGGATTTCTATTTTTCTTTGCGGTAAATTCGCCAATGGCGTCAAAATCGCCTAAAGAAAGATTTTCAAGCGGAAAGTCTAAATCTGCTAACTTATTCTTGATGTGCGTAATTTTCATCATTAGATTATTATTCAATCTTCTTTCAAATTACAAACTTTTTCTAAAACGCCACAAAGACTGGTGTAATCACACAGATAAACGCGTTCGATTCCAGCCTCTTTCGCCGCCGTAAATCCTTGTTCACTATCTTCAAACGCAAGTACGTTGATGGCGTTTAAGTTCAACAAACTTAACGTTCTAATGTAGACATCTGGCAATGGCTTAGTCTTCTTGGCAACGTCGTCGCTCGATACTATCACATCGAATAACTCTAAGGCTGAATTTGCTTTAAGATAAGATACGATAGATCGTTTGTTTGCATTTGAAGCGATACCAATTTTTAAATGATTACTTTTTAAGATTTGAATGGCTTGAATCACTCTATTGTCCATAGACAAAGAAGTTATTAGGTTTTGCGTAAAATCTTGCTTTATAGAATTTAGTTTTTCGACGTCTTCTAGTTTTATCAGTTGTAATTCTACAAATGTTTTTAGTTTAAAAGAAGTCTTTTCGTTTTTTATGCGTGTGTAAGTCTCTTCTTTGTTGTCGCACCAAGAATAACCCAAAGATTCTAACGATAACACAAAGGCGTCTTTATGAACTATGTCAGAGTTACATAGCACGCCATCAAAGTCGAAGATAACGCCATCAGGTTGCATAATCTTGTGTCAGAATAAAGTTTCCAAAATGAGTAACTGAAATACTAGCACATTTATTGGCAAATAAAATTGCATCGTTTAAAGATGACGTTCTTAGAAATTCAAATGTTAAGCCTGCTAGAAAAGTATCACCAGCTCCACAGACATCGTACAACTTCGACTTGATTGTTGGATAATGTCTGTCGTTCCAAACGGCGCCGTCTTCGCCGAGAGTAACTATCAAATTGCACTTTGAAGGTAGAGATTTAACTGCGTCATTTTCTACTTTGTTAATTTTAATAACGCAATTCGAAAAACAAGATAAATCTTGTTTTTTACTATCGACGAAGATAGGAATTTTGTTGTCAACAAGATTAACCAATTCTTCACACGATGAATGAGTTAAAAAACCCTTATTGTAATCGGATATAACGATGGCGCTATAGTCGTAATTTCTCAAAGTGTCTTCAACGTCTTTTAAATCAAGTTTAGTGACCTTAGCTTGTTCTTCGTCCATTCTTAACAAATGAACCAATCGTTTTTCTTCAACGTATCTATTCTTCTTAATAATCTCGCTTTGAGTAATAACGTCGACAGATAAACCTAATCCTTCTAGGTTTTTAGCAACGTTAAGACACATACCAGGTTTGGTTTCAATTTTCGTCAACCTCAAAATTGGAACCGGGGCTTCGGGACTCAATCTTTCGCAAGTCCCGTAATGATATACGTCTTCGCAACTATCACCGATGACTAAAACTCTTTGAGAGTTTTTCAATTGTGTTTGTTGTTGATTTTCCATCGACGTACGGAAATACTACAACTTTTTTTGTGTATTGTTTTCCTACAATTTGGTCTATGGAATAATCGCCACCTTTCACGAGTATGTCTGGGCGTATTTTTTCTATTAACAGTTCTGGTGTTTCTTCTTCGAAGATAATAACTTCATCGACGAATCTTAAAGATTCTAGGAGCAGCTTTCTAGAATCTTGATCGTTGACAGGTCGGGATTCGCCTTTTAGTTTTTTTACACTGGCGTCGCTGTTTAAACCAACTATAACTTTACCGTTATCTCCGGCGAGTTTTTTACATTCTTTGAGAAGTTGAACGTGCCCTACGTGCAGAATATCGAAACACCCGTTAGTAAAAATTACGTTGTTATTCATAGCATCGACTTCACATAAGACGTCGCAGCAATTTTGAAGTTAGAAAAAGATTTTTTATATCCAGCTGATCGCAACTTTGAAACTTCAGATTTCGTATATGCTTGATATTTTCCTTTTAAAATATCTGGAAACGGTATTGTCTTGATAGGAATTTCTAGAACTGTCGAAACAACATTCGCAGCATCTTGAAACGTCGCCGTATTCCCCGTTCCACAATTAAAAATACCTGATATGCTTTGATTTTCTAAAAAGAACATGTTTACGTCGACAACATCTTCTACACATATAAAGTCTCTATGAAAATTCTCGCTACCTTCAAAAACCCTAATTTCTCCATCCTTCTTGGCTTGACGAAAAAATTGATTTAAGGGAGAGGCCATCTTCGTTTTGTGATTTTCGTTTTGACCGTAAACGTTAAAATACCTTAATCCAACAACTTGATTTTTAGCAGTTTGACTTCTAACAAAATTGTCAAACTTTAATTTTGATTCTCCATAAATGTTAAGAGGAGATTCACAAACCGGATCTTCTTTAAATCCGTTGTAACCTAGTCCATAAACAGCAGCCGACGAGGCATAGATTAATCTAACATTGTTATTTTCGCATTGTCTAAAGATGTTAGAACTAAGTCCTAGGTTGACTCGAGTCATTTCACTTTCGTCTTGAAACGTCGTATCTGTAATTGCTCCTTGGTGGAAAACTACATCGACACCTAGTTCTCTAATAATATCATCATGAAATTTTTCTTTATTTATTAAGTCGACAAAATTAATAGTCTTTAAGATGTATTCATTGTTTTCGTTTAAGTCGTCAATAACGTAAACGTCAGCGCCTCGATTATTGAGAGCTTTTATTATATTGCTCCCGACGAAACCAAGGCCACCTGTTACTAAGACTTTCATTTTAATATTTCCTTTATGGATTGAATTAGTTCCTCAGGATCATGTTCTAGCGCATTTTTTTCGCATTGATTACATAATAATTTCATACCACAAGGACCATGATCTTTGCCAATCCAAATATTCTTGTTTTCTGGATATCCTGTCATTGTAGGATGAATAAATCCAGTAAACAAAATTACACTTCTTGTACCGACCGCATTCGCAGCGTGCATTAAACCACCTTCGGAAGAAACAAAAAGCTTTGACCGTGAAATAATGCAGGCTGCTTCTCGAAAACTAGTCTTTCCGGTCAAATCAATTACATTCTTTAACTTTTGATCGAGAGTTGGGGCGCCTACTTGTACTATCGTTTCTCCCGTCGATACGAGATAATCAACGACCCTTTGCCATTTTTCTAAAGGATATTTTTTGTTAACAGTATATCCAGGCTTGGTTTGTGGTTCAAAAACAATAAAGTTGTTTGTTAATTCTTGTTGTTGTAGAAGAGAAGAAACGCTCGTTTCTTCATGGGGTGTGAAATATAGTTCGCACTTCAGCTTAGGACTATTAATACCATAAAATTCGCAAACTTGTTCTATGATATGTTTGTCATGACGATGCACAGCTTTTTGCACCGTGTCTTGCTTACAATAATTTGTTTTTGGATTGTTAAGTTGCATCGGAAATGCAACTACATCACTTTCGTATGACTGTTGAATAAAAGGATTATTGTCAAAAATAGACGTTTTAATGGTTTTGACAAACATTCCATGTTGTTCAAATGGAAAAACTTTTTGAACGTTGGCTGCTTTGCAAATTTCTCGAGCAACAGCTGTCCACATTAAATATCCACCGAGGCCCATCAATCACCCTTTTGTAATCTGTAACTGTCTTCGTCAAAATGTTGCGTTGAAAACTCGAACATAACTGTGTCTTCGATTGCTTCCATCTGATGAATCAAACCAGGATGTATTTCTTTAACGTCGCCAGGAGACAACACTACGTTTTCTATTTTATCACCATCTATGAACGTGCACTTAAGAGAGCCAGTCTGAACATAAAAAGTTTCATGTTTCAACTTGTGATAGTGAAGGCTACATTTTTTACCTTTAGAAAAAAACAAAAGTTTTCCACAATACTTTTCGTCATTGTGGATCCACAGTTCATAACCCCACCCCTTTTCAACCTTCTTCATGGTCATGACCTTCTTTTTATTTCAAAGATAAATGGAGAAGCAAAAGGTGTATTGGAAAAAAGACTTGCTAAAAGCGCCAATTCTTTTGTTTCGATATTTTTTACGCTAGCTCTTTGAGAAAAGATATTGGGATCTAGCTCTTGATTGCCATTAATCGTGACGGCGTCGTAGTACATCTGACAAAGCATGTTCATCGCTTCGTTGCTAACTTCGATCTTCGATTCTTGAAATAGATCAACGAACGTTTCGAATATGTCTTGATAAATTGCTGTACACGTCGATGAACTCAACTTTTCACTTTTGTATTTTTCTAACTTAAGAGACAACAACTTACTGACAGACTCATGTATATTTTTCATATCGACTCCAAGGCTTCAATGTATCGACGACTCACATTGACGATATCTACGTCGGAAATAATTTTGTTCGTTCTTTCTTTAGAATAATCTAAAGGTGGCGGTGAATAAAGGTCGAGAGGTGACAAGTCCCAATCAAGATCTTCAACCACCACAGAATTTGGACCAGCTATTTCTTTAGTTCCACCACTCGAAGCTACTACTAATTTGCAACCAGCAGCTCGAGCGTCTACGACAACGTTTGGACAGTGGTCAAGAAAAGCTAGATGTAGAAAAGTACTCGATCTTTTGTATAAAGCTACACATTGTTCCCAAGAAAGCTGACCAGTATAAAGTATTCGAGGGTGTTTAACTACATGGTCCGGATTTTCGCCGGCTACAACGAGACAAGAATCCTCAGGAGATTTTTCCAAAAAATATCCTATGTTTTCCTTAAGCCTTTTATGTGGACGCCAAGAAGAGGCACAGGACCACACCTCCGAGTATTTATCGAGCTCTGGATGGTTGAGCTTTGGAATAACGCCTACAGTCTGCAGACATGTACCATTGTTAATGACCACTGACTTTTTTGCTGCTCCAAAATATCTTTCCGTCAATTTTTGATTGAATTTAGATTGATATACGACTAACTCGGCCTGATCGAAAGAGTGTTTAATCGGCGCGTTTAATTTTTCCCAATCTTGTCGAGAATTAAAGTAGATTCCATCTAGTCTCAACGCTATCTTGGCTTTCTTTTGAGTAGCCATTATGAAAGACAATTGAACGTCTGGATCAAACACATCGGGGCCCATAACATGACCAATCTTTTGAGATTCAATCATGAGTCTTCTCCCAAAAGAGTTTGGACCAGAAGAAGAATTGACATTAACGTTGTCTAAAAGAACCCTCACTCTAAAAACCCTCTTTCACGAATCATTTCGGCAGACATCTTTTGGTTGATGGCCCGATTTGAAGTAAACAAATTCTTGTTTCCAAGATCAATGTTGTAGTGATAACCTACGACAGGGACAAAGTTCAACTTTTTTCCTTCTAGATGAGACAGATGCATCATGGGGAGGAATATAGCTTGATCACATGCAATCATGATGTATTCGCCTGAATCTGTGAAAAAATTAGCTTTAGGAACTTTACGAAGCTGTCCTGCCCGAAACGTCTTTAGATGACTTGAAACCCAAGGGTGTTGATAAACAGTTTGTCCTGGCTGCAGGTTAAGAGGTCCGGAAATATTTCTAGGAGTATAACTCCATCTGTGCGCTGTCCAAGCAACTGCTTGCGAAGGATTTTTGTATGTTTCGTTTAAAACCCAAAGCAGGTCATTTTCCAGGAGCCAATCCCCACCGTCCAAGCGACACACTACTTCGTCGTCTTCTATAGAATCGAGAGAAACTAGCGTGTTACGAACCTCGCCGTGTTTTTCATTTCTGCTGACCAAAGTAAACTTGTCACGGTGAATGGAACCTTCGACTACTTTTTTGACGAGGCTTGGTCCACTGTCTGTTGACATGTCATCGATAACAATAGCCCTCCACTCATCATAGCTTTGAGCCATCATGGAGTGGAGGGTTTTTGCTATGTCTTCTTCCGCATTGTAGTACGGAATAACAAAGACAAACCTATTTTTCACTCAGACTTCTCCGAAACAAATACCTGTCCTTTAATGGACATAACGGCCGGCTCTGACTTTTTCATCTTCAGCCACGGAGTTGGTTTGGTAAAGTCAACGCGATGATGGAAGATCCATCCACCCAACTCGTTTTTCATTTTTACAGCTAACTCTTTAATTTCTTCGTCGGTCACATCCGACCATTTTTTGTCAAAGAACTTATTGTTGTCAGGAACATCTTCCTGTACTTGATTGTAGAGAGATGCCCAATGACGCGACCAAAAACCTTTGTATGTATGAATCTTACGCTCAAGGTCATACCACGAGTAATGATAAACTCCTGGTAGTTGATCAACGACGTGATTTAACCAGTTTTCATAAGCTGCAAGAGCATCCTTATTTCCTGACATCGCTGCTCTGCGGGCAGCGTCGACTTCATTTGTATAAAAGGTAACACAAGGAACATTTTCGAGCGTGTCCTTGTAGATGTAATCATCGCCATCGGAGCCTAGTGAGTACATAGTGCCTTGTTCGTCAAATCTACGATGAGATTTTGGCAAACCATGAGTGATGTTGGGGTTATTACGACTCAAGCGCCATTTCCATGGATTGACGTCGACACGGACCTTTTCTGGACCACCCCAATATTCAACCACCGGCAGAGCGATGAGATCGACGCCTTTAGGAAATTTCTTGACCAAGTCAAGAACCTTAACGTAATCGTCTTCATGAACGACCTCGTCGATGTCGACTTGCCAGCAAAAATCGCCAGTACACCTTGCGCGGGCTTCGGCTTTTTGTTGTCCATTGAATAGAGCAAATCGCTTGTCGTTCCAGTCTCTAACAACTTGGAAAGGTTTGACCCT